CAGCGGCGACGAACGTCCCCGCGGTGGTGGCGATGCCGGACAGGGTGACGACCTCGCCGCCGAGGCGGATGTCCATCGGGAAGTCGTCGGCGGTGGTGGGCCAGCGGTAGCGGTTCGGATCCACCAGCAGCGACGTGGCCGAGCTGCTGATCGCCGCCCGCAGCGCACAGCCCGGATCGCCGGCGAGCCGGCCCAGGAACTCCGACGTGTCGCCGGTCGGGCTGGCCAGCACCATGACGTGGTTCGGGTCGCACGGGCTGAGGTTGCCGGTGACGGTCCACGTGTCCGAGGAGATGGTTTCGGTGTAGCCCTCGAGGATCGTGGCGATGTCATCCGGCGGGTACTGCGACGGCGGGTTGAGGATGTCGAGGCGCTGGAACAGCAGCATGTTGACCCAGGCCTCAGCCAGGGCGGCGGTGTTGGGCTGGCGCAGGTTCCAGGTCACCGACGGGAACCGCATACCCTGCACGGTGCCGAGGTTGACCCTCCAGCCGGCGAGGTCGGCGAGGAAACGGTCGTCCTCCGTGTTAACGGTGACCTGCTCCTTGACCCGGCCCTCCTTGGCGATCGACGCCTCGTCGGTGACGCGGGCACTGGAGCCGTCGGTGCGGGAAACCTCGGAGTCGTTGACGATGTCCTGGTCGTCGAGGATCGGCTGGAAGTCGGGGGCGACCTGACCGAGCGCCACGTCCAACGTCAGGGCGGCGGCGGCGTTGTCCCGGTCGTCACGGGCCGGGAACCACAGCACCCCGGTCTCTCCGACGTTCGTGCCGGAGTCGGTGATGACACAACCCTCGACGGTTTCGCACTCGCGGATGAGGTTCATGAACGACGCGATGCCCTGCGGGCCCATCTGCAGGTCGACGTTGTCGCTGACGTCGTACGTGTTGGGGATGGCCTGCTCGTCGCAGAGCCGGTTGAACCGCAGCCACGGGGTTTCGCCCGTGTTCGCGGCGAGGACGGCGTTCGCGGTGAATGTGCCATCAGCGCCGGCCAGGGTGTGCAGCGCGACGTGCCCCAACGCCGTGGACGGGGTCGTTCCCGCCTGGGGCGACAGGTTGAACCGGGCCACGTTTCCGGCGGTGAAGGCGGCGAGGGTGCCGCTGTTGCCGGCCCCGGAGATGACACCACCGTTGAAGCCCTCGAAGGTCTGGTTGTAGTCGACCCCGGTCCCGTTCTGGGTGGCGGTGATCCGCCAGAACTGGGGCTTACCGTAGAAGGTGGCCTCGTCGATGTTCACCGCGTCGTCCAGCACGAACGTCCCGGCCGCGTTCTGGGCCTTGATGTGCACGGTGCTGGGCGTGCCGGGCTCCACAGTGACCTGCCAGGCGACGGCGGTGCCGGTCGTGTACCAGCCCAGGAGGCCGAACGCCGCCGACGGCTCCGACGGGACGTTGGCCACGAACATGACCGTCCACGTACCGGTCGGGGCGTAGGAGGGGACCAGTGCTGTGATGCCGGACGACGGTCCTACCGTCGCCAACGGCGCGGAACCCACCACGCTGGAGTCGGCGCCGAAACTGACCAGTGTGACCTGGGCCGGGTTGACGCCCGGCACCGCCGACGCCGCCGTGGTTGCCTCGGACTCGTCCTCAAACGGCCAGTACGCCACCGGTGTCGCCCGGCCGGCCGTGGCGGGCATGCGGGCGATCGCGGTGTAGGCCGCCGACTTCAGCGGCTCTTCGCGCTGCTGCACCCTGCGCAGCCGACCGTTGGCGACGATGTCGACGAAGTTGAGGTCCGCATCCCAGCGCGGGCGCAGCGACGACAGGAAGAAAGTGCCGCGGTGGTAGCCGGCGCCGCCGACGGAGACGCCGAACCCGTTGAGCCTCACCCGGATCGGCAGGTTCCGGATCATCTGCGCCGCGTACGCCCCGGTCGGGCTGGTGAACTCGCCGGCCAGGTTGATCAGCGTGATGCGCAACTCGCTCGGGGCGGCCACCGAGGACCGGTTACTGCGCCCGTGGCGGAGCACCACCTTGGCCGGCTCGTGGACATACGCCGACAGGGCTGTCCACGTCCACGCCGACGAGTCCGAGTCCGGGTCAACCCCGAAGGCGGCTTCGACCACGAGGCCTGTGCTGGCGACACCCCCGCCGTAGGGGACGAAGTACGGCGCCAGCGACAGGGTTTCGGACACGCCGGCGGTCTGGGTCTGCGACGCCGTGGTCGTGGAGATCACGTTGTTCGGGTAGGTCTGCGGCCAGGACACGTCGGCCACGACGCCCGAGATGTCGGTGCCGGCGCCCGCGTTGGTGGAAAGGTCGGCGCGTTCGCTGACGGTCAGGCCGTCGAAGTCTGTGGCCGTCCACGTCGTCGCGACACCCGACGCGGTGCGGGTCGCGGCCGAGGCTGTGACATACAGCCCCGACGCGGTGAGGGTGCTGTCGTTGGCCAGCGACAGCGACCCCGTCAGAGTCGAATCCTCGGCGGTCGCGAACAGCGGACTGTCCGGATCCACGCCCGTGTAGGCGCCTACCACGCCCCAGTTACGCAGCGACGTACCGAGCGTCCACGTCCAGTTGGCGCCCTCGGACGAGGCCAGCTTGCGGTACACCCACAGCGTCACCGCCGACCCGGACGCCACCGAGTCGATCAGCGTCCACCCGGCCGGCGGGGTGATGGTCGGTGTACCGGCGGCGGAGATGAACGCGAACAGGTGGTCGCGGTCCGGATTCGCCCCCGTGTCCACGATCCCGACCGGCTTGGCGACGGTTACCGACGTGCCGGCGGTGCCGTTGGTGACGCTCTGGCTGGAGCGGAACGCGACAGCCATCTAGCCCTTGAGCCCCAGTACGGCCAGGCGGCCGCCGCGGGCCTGAACCTCGGTGTTGATGGTCTCGATCAGATCGGCGGCGGTGGCCCTGCCCGACACGTTGATGACCACCGGCCGGGCGTCGCCGCCTCCTCCACCGGCCCACGCCCGGGTCAGGTTCCGGGAGTCGGCGCTGGAGTACATCTGGCCGCCGCGGGGACCGAAGACGCCGACCTCCGGGCCCTTCTCGCCGAACAGGTAGGGCGTGCCGTAGTCGAGCGGACCGCCCTCGGCGCGGGTGTCGATACCGGCCGCGACCGGACGCCCGCTCGAGTCCCGCTCGCCAGAGCGGAAGTCGCCTTCGACCGTCCGGATGTAGGTCGTCACGAAGATGTCCCGCTTGGTCGGCAACCTGAACAGCGAGTCCGCAAGTTTGTCGACTTCTTTCCGGGCGGCGCCGGTCGCCCCAGTCGCCTCCTCGGCCTTCTTCTTGAAGTCGTCGAGCTTCTTCTGCGCGCCAGCCGCGTCGCCGGTCATGTCCAGGTACGCCTGGGCCACGGCGATAGCAGCTGTAGCCTCCTGCTCCAGCGCGTACCGCCGGTCGACCGCGCTCTGGCTGTCGCCCTTCACGGAGTCGCTGCCGGCGCCCTGGAAGGCGGCTTCGACCTGCTTCAGTCCGTCGTAGGCGCGCTTCAGCGACTCGTCCAGGGACATCTGCGCGCCGTGGAGTTCGTTCCAGGCGTCTTTCAGGTCCCGCGCCTTCGCCGTCGCGTCGAGTTGGGCGATGGCAAGGTCGCGTGTCTTCTGTTCGGTCTGGCGAAGAGCGGTTTGCTCCTCGATCAGGGCCGCCGACGCCAACTTGGTCGTGTTGACGAAGCCAGTCATGTACTGGCCAGCGGACTGGATCTCGGGCCCGTTGACGAAGCGGCCGATGGCGCCGAGCGTTCCGTCGAGGGGAAGGTTCGACAGGGCATCTCCAACGCCGGGGAACTGCAGCAGATCGTTGAGGACGGTGAGTCCGCCGATAGCGTCGCCAGTCGCGCGGGTTCCGGCCTGGAGAACGTCGAAGACCTGCCCCAACGCCTTCGCGGCGCCGGGCGCGTCCGCCGAGATGGACCGGAAGAAGTCACCGACGGCCTTGCCGGTCTCCGGTAGCTCCTTCTCCCACATGTCGAACAGCGGCTGGGAGCGGTCGATAGCGACGCCGACGCCCTTCGCAGTCTTGTCGACGAACCCGATGATGCCGTTGACCCACTCGTCGGTGAATGGAGCCGACGACCGGATCACCGACTGGAGTGTCCCGCCAGCGAGATACGCCTTGAGTACGTCCACCGACTTGGTGACCGGCTCGACGAACGCCGCCGCCGCCGGCTCCATCGTCTGCAGGAAGGTGTCCTTCAGATCTACGAAGGCGGCGCGTACCCGTAGATCCTGCGACGCCAGCAGGACGCCACCGACGATGCCGCCAGCACCCACGGTGCCGACAACAGCGCCAGCAACAGCCGCGGAAATGCCCGGCGCCAGGGCCGCGCCGATGGCCACGCCACCTGCGAGCAGTTGGGGCGGGACTCCGCCCATGCTTGGGATGCTTCCGAGAAGCCCTTCGAGCACACCCGTGATCGGCTTACTGTCGTCGCCGGTGAGGCTGAACTTCGTCCCCGTGGTGCGCTGGATCTCCCTCGCGATCCGCTGGATCGCGGCCAGATGCGACCGTTGCTCGCGCAGACTCTTCTCAATCGCTTTGCCGTCGCCGCCGGCGAGGAACTGGGCGTCGAGTTCGGCGATCCGCTTCGTCGTCTGCTCATACTCCGCACGCAGAATGCGGACCTGCTCGCCGTGGGTCCGGACGGACTTCGTAGCGCCGTCGATGCTCTGCTCGACGTCCTCGACGTTGCGGCTCAGGCCGTCCATCGACCTGCTGGCCTTGTTGGTTTGCGCGTCGAGGGACTTCATCGCCGCGCTCGCCGCAACCGACTCTGCCGCCAACTCGGCCAGGTCCCGGTCCACTTTGTCGATGGACTTGTCGAGTTCCTTCATCTCTTCGTCCATCGCCGCGGTCGAATGCTCTACGGCCTTCGCAGCGGCGAGATACTTCGCCGCTTCGAGAGTTGCCTCTACCGCTACTTTGCGCGGAATGGCGCACCTCCCGTCAGGTGCGTCGGGTCATGAACGATGCACCGCGAGATCGGGAGTTCTCGGCTGTCGCCTGCGCCACCCGTGACGCCTCGCAGATGACCTCGGTGACCGTCCACGTGCCCTTCGTCTTCGGATCGCGGCACTCGGACATGAGATGCCCGCACATCGGGCAGGTCTCGGCCCGCTCGGCCCGCAACGCCAGCAGCAGCCCGCGATCCGTGTCCGTCCACTCCGGATCGGAAACAGTCCAACCACGGACCAGCAGGCCATCTTCGTACTCGTACGTGGTTTCGGTGGTGAGCTGGGCGCCGCGGAAGACGCTGTAGCTGGTGCCGGCCTCGGTCGCCGCCTCTACGTCGTCTCTGAGTCCTGGCTCAGTACGGAGGCGGCTTCGGAGTTTGGGACATCAACCTCGCCCATGTTGAGCATGTAGGCGCGGCCGGCGAGGATCGCCCAGGCGTGGAAATGGAGCAGATCGGCCAGCTCGCCGACCTGCTCGACGGTCATCTCCGGGTCGACGCAGGTGCGGGCCACCAGTTCAGCCCGCCACGGGAAGTAGCGGGCCTCCCAGTCCTTGGCGGGTTCGCCCTCGGTGCGCTCCGGCTGGTCGAGGTAGAAGGCCGTCCATTCCCGGCTCGGCATCGCCCGCAGGTGGAAGTCGACCGTCGCCTCGCGCATCTCCTCCTGCAGTTCGACGATCCGCTCCGCGATGGCCCGCTTCGGCGAGACGCCCTCAAGGTTGGTCGCCGGTTGGGCGTCGGCCAGCTGTCGCTCGAGTTGGCCGAGTTGCTCGAGGAGCTCCCCGGCCAGGCACAGCGGCACCGTGTCCGTGGCGAGCGAGGCCAGTTTCCGGATGTCGTCGAAGCTACGCAACGACGGCTCGTTTGTTCGGGTCGAGGTACACGCCCAAATCGACCGTGAAGTCCCAACTGCCGTCCGGCTGCGGCTTGACGTTCATGTACTCGCCACACTCCACCGGGAACATCTCCACGCTGCCGGTGGTGCCACCGGCGCCCTGCCCGATCGTCCACGCGGTCGTTGTGTCCACACCCATACGCACGGCCAGGAAGCCGGTGGCCCGGTAGACGAGCAGGTTCCACGCCGGATCGGTGGAGCCGGTGGTGGCGTCGTGGTGGCAGGTCAGGGACACCGTCGGGTTGCGTCGACCCATCCTCTCCAGCGTGAAGGTGGAGCCCACGTTGCCGACGTTGACCTTGCCGGTGGTGTTGCCGATGTCCAGGCCGTCCGGGTTGATGTACGAGGTCAGGTTGGTGCCGGCGTTGAGCTCGGCCACGGATGGCAACGCGATGTTGCTGCACGCCGTCAGCCAGTAGACGCGGACACGCCCGTCGATGATGACGACGCTCATTCGCTGTTCTCCTCGTCAGTCGTCTCCGGCTCGTTGTCGGGCTCGGGCTGCTCGTCGTCGGCCTTCTTCGGCCGGCGCTTTTTCGGTTCCTCTTCCTCCGCCGGGGCGTCGAGGTCGACACCATCGGCGTAGTCGGGGAGGTAGAAGTCGGACGGGCTCTCGCGCCACTCGGAGACGCGGTAGAAGCCCTTCGCCTGGTGCATCTCGAAGGCGGCCTGCGGAACGATGCCGACGGTTTCGATGTCCGGATGCCGGACCACGGCGAACACGGCTACACCCGGAACAAGTAGTAGGTGACGCCGGTGCGCGCGCCGGAGAAGGTGATCGTTGCGACCCCGGTGGCGTAGTTGATGGCGGTCTTCGGAATGAACAGCGCCCGATGTCCGGTGGCCGTACCGACCAGCGATGGCACGGTGCCGGCGTAGCCCTGCTGGGTCAGCGTCGGGTCGGCCACGGTGACGTCGGTGGTCGTGCCGGTCGTGACGACCAGCATGATCAGTCCGTTGGGTCCGAAGCTGTCCGCTGAAATCGTGTCGCTGGCCGCCGGTGTCAGGGCGGCCGGTGTGGTCAGGACGCCGCCGGAGGGCACCGCGACCGACTGTGATACCTGCAGCGTCATCCAACGCTCCTATCTCGGTGGTGGGAGGAGGCCGGACTCAGCCGGTGCTTGTGTACGAATAGGTCGAGATCGCGTCGACCACGAGCCGGCCGGTGGACTCGTCGCGGTCCGGCTCCAACTGCTCGTCCTGTTTGATCGGGCTGCAGTTGCGGCCGGAGATGACGGGCCGGAAGTTCAGCAACGACGAGCGGACCTGCATCTGCACCGCGCGCGCAGCGGCGGGCGAGAGTCCGACGCAGTGGCAGGTGTAAGTGGTGGTGATGGTGACCTGCTGCGCGGACAGGGCGGTGCCGAGGCCGTCGCGCGGCCAGGCCACCTTCGTGTAGACCATCACCCAGGGCGGGTTGGGTGTCGGGCTGGGAACAACGCCGTCGTACACGCCGAGGATGTTCGCGTTGGCGATCAGCGCCGCGAGCCCCTGTTGGGCGTGCGTCTCGTCGAGCGTGTCTGTCACGACTTGCCCTCAAGCAGGTCGGCGGCGGCCTTCCCGACGGCCCGCTCGAACTTCGGCAACTCCGCATCCAGAGCAGCTTGGCCGGCGTCGTGCGGAGCCGAGGTCAACGTCCCGTAGGTGATGATCTTGGACAGGAACGCCTGCCGGTTCTTCGGATCCACCCCGACCTCAAGCGAGAAGTCGGATCCGTGCTCGGTGATGTCGTAGTTGACACCCCGGATCAGGTGCGGGATGTGGCCGTGGTCTGTGGAGATCGCCCGCCAGCGCGCGCGCCAGTCCTTCTTGATCTGCACGCCTGCGCGTTCCACGATTCGGCGAAACACCTTCGGCGCCCGCTCCGGCAGCGAGCGCAGGTCGGCCAGCCAGTCGTCCATGCCGTTGACCTTGAGGCCCATTACGACAGCACATCCAACAGTGGGAGCTTCCGCGTCGTCGCGTGGCTCTTGCGGCTCGCCCCGGTGACCACGAACGTGCGACCCGCAAGGTCGGTGTCGTTGAGGCACGTCACGCAGGTCACCACGTCATCAACCTCGATGCCCTCGCTGCCAACCACCGGCAGTTGAAGCTCAAAGTTGGCCAGGCGAACCGCCGCCTCGGCTAGTTCACTGTTCCCGGCCTGAATCGCGGTGGCGGCCTGGAACTGGCACGGTCCGGTGTAGACGGTGGAGAACGTGGGTGTAACCACGCCGTTGGCCGGATTGGTCGACAGTCCGGTCGGATGCTGCACGGTGCAGGTGTCGACCAGGGCGCCGGAGGTGAGCAGGAAGGCGCGGCCGGCGAGGAGGACGTTCTCTCGCCCCATCTACGAAGCCTGCTCGCCGAAGATGTACGTC